TGGCATTCAGTACAGTTATTCATGTTTGTTTGTTAATCATTAGATTGAAGAAGTCAACAATTGAATACTTATTTAGTAAAATTTCAATTTGACATATAATTTAAGAGAGAGACTTTGAAATGAGCGATACCTCCAAAAAGACACAACCAAAGACAATTCAAGCAACACCAGAGTTTCTTGAAAAACTTGCTATTCATGAGCACAAAAAACTAAAAGCACAAAAACTTTCTGAGTCAAAAGAAGTTGTTGTTGAAAATGTTTTTGATTCTATTTTTACATCACAGCCTGAAACAGTTGTTGAAGGAGCAGAGCAAACAAAAAAAGAAACTCCAGCTCTTTTGGCAGAATCAATTTCAATTAGTTTTAAAGATGAACTATTATCTGATTCATTTATGAACAGAAAGAAATAATTTGGTTTTATAATGTCAGACACAAAAAAAATAAAAATTACCGTCGGTGAGTTTAAAAAACTCATTCGTGAAGCATCAGAAGAAATGGCTGGTGACGGCCAATTTTCTCAAAATCCAATGCGTCCTCGTGGAGACACAACAAACTCAGAACTTCAAGGTGTGATTGAAAAATCTACCTCGGATATTCTTTCTAAGGTTCGTACATTTATGAATTCCAAAGGTGTTAATCCAAATCAAAGAGGATTTGATGAATTGTCATTAGAACTTCAAAGAAAAATTGGACAAGCTGTTTTCGGATATTTTATGTCACACAAAAATGAAATGGGTGACTTGGGGATTAAAAAACAAGACGTAATGCCATATGAAACAAATGATGCTGGTGAAATTATTGCTAGCAGACTTGATGATGGTTTAGATTCAGTTTTTCATTAATTCTCTTATAGAATAAAACATACTAACTAAAACTCTTAGAATTGGGTTGTAACAACAAACAACCATCTTAGATTCTAAGAGTTTGGCATTTAAAAAAACAATGAGTGACGATCAAGACACAACAGAACGTTCTGAAAAAAATAAAGTATTTCAAGAGATGAAAAAAGTGGCGATGAGAGCAACTGGCGAACCACTTGCCACATCAATGGGAACAAAAATCCCAAGAAAACTAGAGTTTGAAATTCCAACGGAATTAGCTCCTTTGCCATCAAAGGGATTAGTGTATCCAGAAGGTTCTCCACTGCACAACAAAACAGATTTATCAATTAGAGCCATTTCAGCTAACGAGGAAGATATTACACATTCAGCAGCCTTAATCAAACAAGGTAAAATGGTTGACATGTTAATCCAATCATGTATGTTGGAAAAAGGAATCGATCCTTCAGATATGATTGCGGGTGACAGAAATGCTGTTCTGCTAGTTTTAAGAGCCCATTCTTACGATGAAGGGGTGTACAAAGCAGAAGTTTCTTGTACTGAATGTAAAGAAAAACAAGAAACAGAATTTTCAATTCTTGAATTTCCTATCAAAACACTTAGTATTGAGCCAGTGGCGCCAGGGTTGAATTTGTTTTCATTTACCTTGCCAAAGACAAAAAAAGAAGTACATTTCAAGCTTCTAACAGGAAAAGATGAATTAAACATCTCAAAAGAGGCTGAAATGCGTAAAAAACAAGGTCTTGTTGTTGAAAAATCAGTTACAACAACATTGATGCATTCAATTGTTTCCATTGATGGAGTTACTGACAGAACTGAAATTTCTGAGTTCGTTAGATTTATGCCTGGACAAGATTCTAAAGAACTTAGAAAATATATCGAAGCTAACACTCCTGGTTTAGACACAAAGAAAAAAATTGAATGCAAACACTGCTCTGAAACATTTGAAGCAGAAATGCCTGTTGGCGCTGATTTTTTCTGGCCGACCCTCTAACGGCACAAAAACGTAGAATTGACAGTTGGGAAGAATTATTTGTTTGCGTTTATCACGGAAAAATAACTTTCTCTGAAGCCAAACAAATGCCTGTTGTTCAACGTCGTTGGTGGGTTACAAGAACTGCAAAAGAACTAAAAGCAATTGCAGAGGCTCAGAATGGAAAATCGTCTGGTAATAATTCTAATGCATCAAAAGGGCAATCTAAAGAAGTCACAGATGCAAAAATAAAAAACGCTTTTGCAAAATATAAACAATAATTCGATTGAATTGATGTAATCATATAACTAACTGAGACTATTTTGGGTACAAAAAAAGACATGACATTAAATCATTATATCAATTCAATCAAAGATGAAATTGGTTGGCGTGGTCCAGAAAAACGTGAAGAAAAAAGACTAGAAAACAACAGACTAAAATTTGTTGATAAAACATTTAGGCTGCCAAACGGTGAAGAACAAAAATGTTTAGTTCGTACAGGATACAATGGTGTTTGTGCCATTGCAATCACAACAGATAACAAAGTCGTTTGTGTTATGGAATATCGTCCTGGGCCTGAGAAAATATTTTTAGATTTGCCAGGAGGTCATCTAGAAGAAGGAGAAGACGAAGTTGAAGGAATTGTAAGAGAACTTCAAGAAGAAACTTCATATTCATGTTCTAAAGAAAACGTAGTTTATTTAGGAACAGAACATATTCATCAATATGATGAATCAATCAAACATGGTTTTCTTATTACTGGATGCAAACTAAATACGAATTCTAATTTGAAACCAGATCATAACGAGTTTTTGAAAGTTGTTTGTTTACCAATGGATGAATTTGTTCATCATGTTTTGTTGGGTAAAATGTTCAATACTTCAATGTGTTTGAAAGCCTTAGTAAGATTGGGCTGGAACCTTACTAAATCATCTTCTATGAAGTAACATTCTCATTCAAATAACTTTCATGTATTGATCAAAAATTATTTAACAAGGAAGTGGTCAGACAAGAATCACTTCCTTTCTTCTTTTATTAATTTTCTTCTTTATTAAACTATCTCCCTCTCTCTTATTGCTGTCTGGTCAAAGATTTGTATGAACTAATCAACGTTTATTCTGTTATCAAAAACTAGAACAAAGGTTAAATTATGATAACAGAATAAAATATGCCAATTCAACCATTTAATGATAGTAAAGTACAAACACCAATTCAGGTTGAAAAACCTACCAGAAATGGTGTTAATACTTTTGACATAGATGCTTTTAGACAAGGAGTTGAAATTCGTAGTCAAAGAGATTATGCAAAAGGTTTAACTCCGAGAATAAAACCAGGGAACAGACCTTATGATACATTAGCATCTGATCATCAATATGATTTTTTAACTTTTGGAATGGCTGTTTCTATTGCAAAAACAACAGACGAAATTCCATGGGTTGAAAACTTTGGGAGGTTTGATCCAGTTTATTACATAAACAAAAGATTTGATTATCCATTTCCCATTTATTTGAATGGTGGAAGAGAAGCAGAGTATGTTGCAAAAATGGAAATTTTTACTATTCCAGATAACACAAAAGAAAACGTAACTGACTTTCCTTATTATTCAAGAAGAAGTTTTGGATATGTTGTTGGCGGCAATAATCGTATCATTACACCAGAAGCATCAGAACAATTATCACAGTTTATTAGTTTGACGCCAAATCCAAAAGAAAATGAAGAATTCTTTTTAGAAGGCGGGTATTCCTACAACGAATTTGGAATTAGAGTTGATGGTTATGTTTCTAGATTCTATTCAAACATTCAACCATATTCAGATGTTTATGTTTGTGACAACACTCAAACAAATGAAAAGATAATTTCATCTTTAAGTTTCTCAGGACCAACAGATAGTTTGAAACTTGTTTTAGAAAACAAACTGCAAATTAATAATGATTCTGACTTGAGACCAAACAACACAAAAAGTTCTGGCGCAGGAATAACTTATGGAGCCTTTGAAGCCTTTGTTGGTACGGACTCCATAGCCTTCGGCGGATTGACATATCTAAACGACTAAAACATATATACAATGCCAAGAAAATCTAAATCCAAGGGTACTTTACCCAAAATAGTTGTTAACGATCAGTTCAATAAACCTAAAACATATCCAACCATTGCTAGAACAGGAGATAGCTTTAGAACTGGAAAAGAAACATTAGAACCATTTAATGATAAAACAAACACACAAATTTACTATGAATCTGTTTTATTAAATGCTGGCACTGGAGTCCCTGTTAATAATAATGTTTCATTACAAACCAATGTAAGTTCTTCAATGACCTTTTACGGAGCCTACAGAGCTGGTGTAGGCGATTCATTTTTATTTGAAGGATCAAATTACCAAAAACTATCAACGCACTCTATATCGCCTTTTAGAGAAGAAAATTTATTTGCTGCTGATGCTAAATCCAACAACAATGAATTTTATGTTTCTGGAACATATCCAACGTCAACATATCCTTTATGGTCCAAAACAAAAATTGAATTTGATTTAACGCCTAGAGCGGTTAGTGATTGTCAATTCATAAATGATGGTTCTAAAAACAATAAACCAATGATGTATTGGAACCCAGGTTCAAAAACTTGGGAAGCGTTAGGTGATGGGTTCTGTGATCGTGGTAGAGTCCAAGATGGATTCAACACAGTTACACAACAAATACTGACTGGAACAACAATTGGGTTTGCAACGAGTGTAGGTATTTCTCAGGGATCAGATGATGGATTTTTAGCCAACTCTGGAAACCCTGTTGTTAATTTTGGGTTTCCGTTTAGCAATGCTTATATGCCTACTGGTTCACAAGTAGTATATGCAAAAGATTATATTACTCAACCATTTGTTGTAGAAAAAATTGTTTATGAATTTTCTGGGGCTTTTGACTATGCAAATTATCCATTAGATCAAGCAGTAGAGTTTTCAACAGGCCATGCTATCAACACATTTTTTATTTTGGCACAAAATCGTCCAAGTTTTAACTTTGTTCAACTAACAATCAACAGAGCTGCATCAGACGACCCATCTTCAGGAACAGATATAACAATTTATAGTCCTGCAACGGGATTAGCATTCCCATATATTGATCAATATTATCAATCACCATCTGTTTCAGGTTTGTCAGGCAATCCTTTGTTGTCAAAAAGAAAACTTATAGGTTGGGGCCAAGTAAGTTCTTTCAACGTTGATGCAAGTGATCCAGCATTACAATATGGTGGGAGAGAAGTTGTTATTCAAAACGAAGGATACAGTTTGAGCTGGTCTGGAAAATATAAATTGGAATTCCAACCAAAAATGCCCGCTGCAACAAAAGACTTTTCAACATCGTTGTATGTGACAGGTTCAAATACGCCTCCATATCAAGGAATTTATTTAGATAACAGATTTGGTGGAAGAAACATGGATGGAACAAGCTCAGGGGGAGCCGTTGTCGGCTCAGAATTTATACAACGTCAATCAGTGTTTACTGACAACGGAATAGGTGTTACGGATAAACCATTAAGTGAAAATTCTCCTTATGTTTTAATGCCACATGATGAATTAGTTTTTGGGTGGCAAGCAGCGATACCAACACTTCCAACAAATTTTAGTTTGAGTAGTGAGTTTTCTAAACTAAGAATATCTCCAGGGGCCGGTAAACTTATAATGTATGGAAGTTTGTTGTCAGAAAACAAAGAATATACGGATTCACCAAATGATGGTCTTACATCAGTATCAATCAATGAACAAATTAAAGGTTGGAATGCCCAATGACTTATAAAATTCCAGATCAATTCAAATTGTTTGAACGAGACAATTATGGTTTCAGTGTAAGTAATCCTTATTGTGAAGGACCAATGACTGGTGTTGTAGGATACACACCATCTTATCCTATTGGCCGTCACAGAGATGTTAGACAAGCTGTTGATATTCCTTATTTGGTAGGCAATGGATTTAATCGGCTTTTGTTTGCAAAAAGCTATTCAGAGTTTCAAAAAGCTAGTATAGTTTATAAAAATCCTGTAAATCAACCCTACAAAGCCTCCTATTTGAACTTTAAATGGATTGGATCGCCATATTATACACAATGTATATCTGAAAATGAAAGATATAACAGTAGTGTTCTCTATGATCCTATAGAACTTTACAAGTATCATTCAAACAATTCATTCATTCTTGCTGCAATGGAACAAGCACCTGCTTTTCCAACATATGGTGTTTTACAACCAACACCTACACTAACTGGCTTACCAGGGGAAAACGGTTATGCAAAACTAGGGTGTTCAACATATGCACAAGATTATATTGACTCTAGTGCTGCTGCGGTCGCACTTGATGCCAAGTGGAGATCATATTTTCCATTCGCAAAAGAATATTTGCAAAGCAGCTTAAAACCAAACCTTGTTATTGTTGAAAATCAAAAGGCAAAAAAAGCAGAAGTACCATGGTTTATGATAGGATCAAATACTTTTTCAACAAGAAGAGATGAGTTGGTTGCTGGAATACCAGTTCAAGATAGTATTTCAATTGGTTTGATTGGTTTCATTTTAACAAACCAAAACAATCCACCAGGGCCTCCAGCACCAGTTCATTTTACATCATTGGATGTAAATGGAATACCATCCGATCCAACATCACCGAACAGTGAGTTTTGGGGATTAGGATTAAACACAAACGAATATCCAAATTCATCAATAGGAGCATTTACTTCTATTCAAGGAACAAAACCCTTTTCAACAGAACTTTTAATGAAGTTTTATTATGGAATTGGAGAAGGATTTGATGAAGCACATTATTGGTCGTTACCTGTTCCGGTTATGCCTGTTTCTGGCAATAGAGTAAATCATTCAAATAATTTTTTGCCACATCATTTTTATTTCTCAGACGTAATGATTCGCGGGACACGATATGGTGTCAAAAACATGTTTCCTGAATATACAAAACTTGTTTTTAACAGAGATCATTATGGTCATCTTAGAGATTTATTAGAACAAAGACAATTCACTAAATTTTATGACATGCAAGGAACATTAGTTGGTGGCGCAATCCGTGGCTATCCCACACCGACTGTTTCTGCAATTACAGTTACTTTATCAGGTACCCTAAGTGGTAGTTTGGAATATCCAGAAAATCCTTACTGGTATGAAGCTAGAGCTTTGACACCTTATACAGAATGATAATTTAGAATAGTTTAATATTATGGGTCTGTTAAATACCAAACAAAGAATTATTGATGCTTTTATCACAGAAGAAGGTCGAAGACAAATTGTTGACGGCCAGTTTAAAATAGAACATTATAGTTTTTCGGATAACTCTGCTGTATATGCAAAACTAAATTTATCTGGCAACGTAGACCCAACTGTAAATGTTCTTGCTTTTGAATCTGTAAACTTACCAAAAGATCAAGTTTGTTTTGAATCAGATGATAGTGGTATGTTGGTTGGAAAAACTAATTCTAATGTTGGATTAGCAAAAGGATATATTTTTATCCAAAACTCAGGTTCAAAACAAACAACAATTGCATCAGGATCGCAGTTTGCAAGTTTGTCAAATGAATTAACTTTAAACTCATTGCATAGCTTTCAACAACTTGGTATCTTAATGTCGCCAGACATTTACGATCAAGATGTTTCTACTTTCAAACTTTCTGATAATTTTATTAGTTTTGATATTGGGCCTGAAAATCCTATTCGTTCGACTGAATTGCAAGAAATACAGATTGATAAAACAAATGATTTTTTGCAAGATAAAAGATTATCACATATTCCAAATTTTGCTTATCTTCCGCCAACAAACAAAAAGAGGGTTGGAGAAACCACTGCAAGAAAACTAGGGAATTATGTTGATATAGGTCAAGAAAAACTAACAGTACCAAATTTGTTGGCTGAACTAAACACATATCGTTTAAAAGGTCAAGAAAAAAAAATTACGTTTTTGGAAACAAGCAGAACAAACAATCTTTTTTGTCAGTTTTTTGAAGTAGGCTCAAACACAATAAAAAAACTTGATGTAATAGATTTTGGAATTTATCCAAATCCAAGCAATGAACAAGAACTAATGCATGTTTTTTTTGCAGGTAAAGTATTTGTAACTTCAAATCAAACATATAGTTTCATTCATATGTTTACAATTGTCATGGAATGACAATGAAAGGTATGTATTAATATGAGAGTTAAGAAACCAGGAAATTTCTCGCCAGTTATTTCTATTAATGCTCCAGAGTTTATTGAGGGTTTTGAATATGATCCTGATAACAGAGTATACAAATACACTATTAGCTTTTCTGCGAATCCAAGACAGGCAGTATTGTTAGATTCTTTTGTTGTAAAAATGTTACTTACAACATCACAACCGGATCAAATAACAAAAGCAAATGTTGTTGTTTCAGACGATCCAAAAGAAATTGTAGAAGCTTTATTAAAAAAATCTATAAGAACTAAAAAACTAGTTGAAACTTATAACTCAATCTCTGTGTTTCCAAAAACATACTGGTTTGATTTAACTTCATATATTCCAAACAACTTACTTCCACAATTACGTGATCCAAACAATACAACAAATTTGTTTACTAAAACAGTTGTTGAAGGTGTTCCTCTTTCCGATCTTGAAAAGATAGCTGATGTGGCATTGTTGCCACAACAACAACAAGTACAAAAAATTGTATCGTTGTTACAACAAAATTTGTTCACAACCAAAGAGGCAGCAAACAATCAAGTTCATTCGGATGTAACCAATAAACAATATTACAAAACAAACGCTTATTCAATGATTTTTGATAAAAGTGTTGATCCGGCATCTTTAGGTGAAAAACTTTATGGTTTTTCTACTGTTTTTGATGGAATTCGTGGTACTTCTACTCAAAAAAACAACAAACTTACAGCTTATAAAAAATCAATAAAAACTTCTCCAAAATCAACGGCTGTTGTTACTGGAATTTTAAATTCATTTACAAACAACATCACAGATTCATCATTGTCAACAACAACAATTGTTCCTGTAAAAAGACAAGTACAAACTAATCTTGTTGATGTTTCTTACACTTTTGAAGTTTCTGAGGATATAGTACAGAAAAATGATTTTTATTTAATATTTCAAGTTCTGAACAAAGAAAATATTATTGTTCAAACAGATGAAAGAATTATTAAACATTCTTTTTATTCAAATATTTTACTTGTTCCAACAGAGCCGCCTACTGTTAGTTGTACAAATTATTCTTCTCCTGGTAGAAATATTATCAAAGTTAAACAAAATGATGTTTATTGTGACAAAGTAAAAATTTATAGAAAAATTATTCCAACAACTGTTAGTTTTGATCCATTGGAAACTTCTTATAAGTTTGTTGGAGACATGAATATAACGGTTGATGATGGCGAAAAAATTTTTTCTGACAAAGTTCCAAACTCTACTCCTGTAATATACAGAGTTGTACCTGTAAGCAGACAAGGACAAGTTTCTTTTGAGTTTGGTTCTGTAGTAGCAGAGCCCGTTAAAATATTGACAAACAAGTCTGTGTTTACAAGAAACACAACTTGCAGTATTTCTTCTTTGATAACAACACAAGGAATAGAAATAACTGTTGGAGCTTTTCCAACAAAATTGGCAGGATTTAAAATCCTTCGTAAAAAAGTTTCAAACTACGAAAAACAGTTTGAAGATATTAGTGGTACAATATCAACATCATCAGGTATTTTGGAGTCTTACAAATTTCTTGATAAAGATGTTGTAAATGGAGAATGTTATGAATATAGTTGTGTTTTTATTTACACCTCTGGATATCAACAAAGATGCACAAATGTTATATTTGTAGAATACATTCCTTTTAGTATAAACGTTGTAAACACAACTATTACCGATCCTGTTGTTACAACAGGAGAACCAATAACAGTTAAGTTTAATTTTAAATCTCAAGTAATAAACAATCCGACAGATATTATACGCTCCACTGTTTTGAACCAACAACTAAGCGCTTATTTTGGCGAAGATTTAACATTAATTCGTGATCAATTACAACAGTTAATTGCACATGAAATTAGAAGAGTAAATTTAACGACTGGAGAACAGGAAACTTTTGGCGTTATTCAAGGATCATCTTTTGATGATTATTCATTAGGATTGCTGAATTCTGTAAAACCAGTTAAATTTGGTAATGTTTACAGATATGATGTTATACCACTTTTACGAGAACCTTCAACGGTACTAAAAAATTTTGTAAAAACTGTACCTACCTCACAATTTAAACGAACAATAAAAACGACACAAGTAATAACTGAAAATGGTGTTCCAACAAGAAGAATTGTTGAAGAAGAACAAACATTCAACAATTACTCTTTTAAGCCTTCCAAATGGTATCATCCTTTAACTTTGAATCAAGGAATCTTGGTAAGCGAAGGATCACTTAAAAGAAATTATTCCAAAAACGATTTCCAATTTGGAAACATAGGATCAGTTACATCAACCACTGTTACTGTTGGGGTAACAAAACCTTCTGTCGTAAACATTCAAACAGGAAGAATAAAAAAGAATACAATAGCTTTAAGATGGTCGATTAACGGAAATCAAGCTTCTGTGGATCACTTTTTGATTGTTCTCAATTATCTTTCTGGGAGAGCAATTCTTGGAAAATGTTCAAACATATCTGTTGATAACAAATATTTGTTCTTACAAGAATTTGATGAAAACATTATTGGTACTGTATCATTTTCAGTAATTCCTGTATATTATGACTACACGTATGGTAATGATTTCATTTCTCCTGAAATTATTGTAAACGCATAGAAGTATAAATTAGTAACATGGGATTTCAATTTAAAAGAAACAATATTATTGCTGCCGGACCAATTGTTACACAACCAGTTCTTGCTGCAACTGTTTCTAATGTTATTCAAACAAACAATCTAAGTCCAGCAACATCAATCCAACAGCAAGTGGCGCAAAACAATCCATTGAACACTGATTTAATAAATCGTGTTCAATCTAGTGTTGCTTCAGCTAGAAGCACAATAATACAAGATTTTGCTGCACGAACTGTGTTAATGCAAAATCCTTCTTTGCGACCAGGAGCAGCCAATTCACTTTATTTGAATCAACCTGTTTCTTCTGTTCCACAAGATTTTCTTCAAGTTTCAACAAATCAAATTTCAAACTCCAATTTTACAACAGAGGGTTTGTTTGGGATTTCTTCGCAAAGACCACAGTTGATTTCTTTGGTTGATTTTTTCCCTGTGTATGATAACAATTCAAAAATTACTCCCGTTGGTAATTTTTTAGATATACAGTTCCAAGCACGACAATTAAGAAGCAATTATTTGGCAGATATTTCTAAAAAACTTTCTGACAAACCAGAACTTCAATCATCTTTGAATTCCATTCAAACAATTTTCAATGATAATTTTTCTAAAGTAAGTTTGGAAATAGCAAAAAAGATTAATTTTTTTGCTTTGTTACAACAAACAAAAGATTCTTTAAATTTAAAGACTTATACTTCTGATCCAACGAATGATTTTATGTCATTGCAAAAATTCTATTCAAATGTTTTAAGTTGGTCGCCAGAACAATTTTTACAACACTCCAACACAAAAATTTTATATCAAATTTTAAATGATTTTAAAACTATTTGTGAAAACTATACACCTTTGGTTGCAGACGGATTTGACTATGAAAGAATGTCAAATAATTCGGCAACAAACATCGACACAGATATTCTTTCGTCTGTAGGGTTTTCTTTCAAAAAAGAAAACCTTTCACCCGTAGGTGGTCCACAATCAGATACGAGTGCCCTTGACACTCAATTCTTTGACAGTTTCGTTTCATCCTTACCAACTGATGGTATAGTAAAAATAAAGCTTCTATCGACCATTATAGCCCGAGAAATGGGAGTGAGTTTCAGTTTGTGTAAACCTGAAATAAGTTCCATGTTAGCAACACAGTTTGATACTTCTACAAATGGTGGTAGCCCTTTTAACAACATCATTGGTGAAGTTGGTCCAACAATTTTTTCAAGACCAAAAGGTCCAAAATCATTGGCGAGTGTAACATTCTTAGAAACACCAGATAAAAAAACTTTTGTGTTGCCATTTGAAACTAAATTCATTGACAAAGACAACAACACAATTCACTATTTGCCAGGATCATCATATCTAGTTGATACTATTTTATCAACAGTACAAAATGGAAGTTTTAATATTCAACCATTCTTGGATTTCTCAGACCAATATTCAAGAACATTTGCGAATGTTGATTCTGCTATTAGGTCTATTCTTTTTCCTCAAGATTATAAATTTGCATATCCGTCCGCTGTTTTATCACGATATTTTTTATCTGTAAAAAATTTGTTAGAATCTTGTAGAAACGATCAAAACTTGAATTTTGATTTAGCTTGTTTGATTGCTATTTGTAAACAAGCTGTGTTGAATCCAAAATTAAAACAAGCTTTGTTTCAATATTTTGTGTTGGCTGGTATTGTTTCAGTTAAAGAACCAACAGAATCAACATTTTTTAAGAGAATATTTCAAACGGAAGTTAAAACACTTAATTCATTTAGTGTCGTCCATGACAATATAAGATTTAGTAGATCAACTTTTATTGATACTGATAACGTTGTTATTGGTGGGGATACAATTTTGGGTCAACTATTGACTTCAAACACAACAAATGCTTTTTCTGGTATTTCTAAAGTGGCATCATATGTTACAGATTTGTTTCTAAAATCTGTTTTACCAAATTATGATGCAGAACTTTCTGCTTTGTATGGCTCAGAAAATTTGTCTCAGTTCTCAACATCTGGTGTTACAAGAGTTGTAACATCACAAACATCGAGTGAATTTCCTGCCTTAAACAGAACAAATATTCAAGCGATTCTTGAAAAATATTTATATGATTCTTCCGTTGATGGATCAATCCGATCTGTGATAAGAGAATTTGTTTCCATCATGAATTCAATCGAAAGTTCTTTGCAACCAAACCAATATCAAATAAATGATGGTTCTGGAAGAACAAAATATAATCAATATTCTTATTCAACGATGTGTTTGTTAAATTTTGAATTGTTCATCAATTGTATTGATCAATTTATTTCAGTTTCACCTTACCTTGGAAATCAAACAAACACTGTTGTATTTTATCCTTTTGTAACATCTAATGAACAGATGTATCAATATTTGACTGCTGTTACTAACAGTTCTGTTGTTGAAGCAACTTCAACAGCAACAGATGGTGGTGTGGTTTTATCAGACGTTGAATGGATAAAAACAAATATAACAGACGTTGTAATTGCCCCAACAAAGAAAAACATAGTTGATTCTATTAGTGTTGGTGTAAACGATACTAACAAAACAATAAAAAATTTCTTAAACATATTCGCTACTATCAACAATAAACTATTAAATTCTTCTACAAAACTAAGACAGTTCTTCTCTGGAATAAATGCCGTCCAATCAATTTTTGTAAATAATCAAGAAGCAGTTGTTTTGAGTAATGCTCAAATAAAACTTAGCAAATCAATATTTGATTCTGTGATTAATGTTTTTAATCAAAATGTAAATGCGTCTGGAAAATCTTTGACGGACCTTAAACTTAATGCATATGATGCAGATTATATTGACACCCCTTCAATGCAAACTGTGTTTGGTTCACTAATGAATGAACCTTTTTTCAAAAAACCTGGCCTCAAATTCATTTCAGTGGGATTGCCAAACAAATTCTCAGAACATTTGATGACTAAACTGAACGGAGATGCTTTAAGTTCTAATGCATTTACTGATGTTGAGAATGATTTAGTTTATATAAATGTTTATAAACGTGATTACAAAAACGAAGATGTTATTTTCAAACCAAAACAGTTTTTATTCAATCTTAGCTGGCTTGGATTAAATGATGGAGCATTACCTCCAGCATCAACGTTAGTAAACAGAACTTATAAAAGTTTATTGGATCAAAACATAATACAGTTTAAAGATTATGAATCAATTAACAGTGTAACATCAATTGGTTTGAGAGATTTGTTACAAGCTCCTAGTCCAACAAATTTCAACAAATTTCAAACATATACAAGATTTTCTAATTTATCTGAAATAGAGAAACGAGAAATGATGGTAAACCATTCTATTGATCTTTTCTCTGCCATGTATAGTCGTTTGATTACAGGCGCTCAAATAGATGAAGAAAGTTTCATTATGAAACCAATTCTAAGAGCATATAATGACAATACTAAAACATCTATTGAAGATGCTTTTCAACTTTTTTTGAGAACATTCGTTAAAGATATTACAGGAACACAATTTACTGTTGAAGAGCTTAGAAAAAACAATCCAAGAGTAAATGCACTTTTAGTTGAACTAAGTAACAATGAAATAACGAATACATCTTTGACAATTCCAACGGTTCCTGATGCACAAAAAGTTGATTTAGATAAAATTCTTGATGACTTCATTAATTTATTTTCATCTACAGGATTTCTATTATCACCAAATAAAATCAACAATAAAATCTTGGCGCCAAAACTTTTTGATAGAGTTTTTACTGTAGCCATTGATCCAGATGATTTTGAAATCGATGAACAAGAAATGTTAAAAACACCAAGATCAAAAGAATTACTCATGCAAGATTCATTTGTTGATCGAACTGTTAGAGATTATCAACAAACAGGATATTCTGTTGGTGGAGTAATTGTTGGAAGATCAAACAATCAAGATTCATCAAGAAATTTGATGAGCCTCAAAATCAAGCCAGAATATAATAAAAATTTTAGATTTGAAGATTATTTCGTAACAATAGAAACATATAAGTCAAACAAATGAAACAAAACATGTCTTTGCCAAGCGAAAGGGTTATAGATTTAAACATATCTGAAGTTGAAAATCTTTCTTCTGAGTTTGTTTATAATTTTTTCGTTCCTGATGAAAGTGTCAATGAATCTGGTGGAGTACCTGCTGCATTTTTACAAAAACAAACAGAAACAATAGATAATAATTTTATAGCTGTTTCTGGCCGCTTGTTACCTAGATTTATTAAACTAAACTGGAAACCAGTTTCTTTTAAGTTCGGAAATAACTTTAACAGTCTTTCTACTATAAAAATAAAAGATAACCTTTCTTCAATTGTTTCAGAGTCTAGTTTCAACACAAAAGATTTTATCATGGAACAATTCCAAGATAATCAACTGGATGGTAAACTAAATTATTTGACAACCAATATCTTAGAAAACAAGATAAAAATTTATAACAGTGTTATCAAAGCACAAATTGCTCAACAACAAACAAATTTAAACTTAAAAATTAATAGCCAATCCTATTTGGATAAAGCACGACTATTAAACACTTTGACACCAGATTCAGTTACATCTGATTTCATTGTTCAAGCTTTAAATCAAATAAAATATCTTGGTGCTCATTATATTTCTGATCAACAAAAAACAAACATTATTCAATCATCATTTGACCAAATTAAAAACTTAAAATTTCCTTCTAGATTCAATAAAAAAATTATAGATCAAATTGTTTTATCTTCAATTGAAGATGTAATTGGATTGTATAGTGATGAATTGAAACCTTCATACAACAATGCTGTTGCGGTAGCAGAACTGGCCAAAAAAACAGCAACAAACAATGTTTTAAATCCAGATGACTTTGAGATTGATATACCATTTATTAGTCAGCGTGGAATCAACATAGTAGACTTTGAAACCCAAATTTACAGTTTGGGTTTCATTGTTGACAAATATGAAATATCACAAAATCCTCCTATTGGAATTTCTTCAAAGAGATTTATAAAATCATTTACTGTTGAAAACCCGAACGCTAGTTCGTTTGTTGATATTGAAATAAAATATGGTTGTAGATATGAATACACTGTTAGACATGTTGCGGCCGTTGAAGTTTTAGCTTTGTCAGAAGAAGCAAGACAGTTAGTGGCGGCCACCTTTTTGGTAAGTTCTAATGATAGTTTAGTGACTTCCGTATTGGCAACAGAAGAAGTACCTCCAAAACCACCTTATGATTTTTTGGTATCTTGGAATTATGATTTAGATGCACCAAAAATTTCTTGGTCTTTTCCACCCACTTCTCAACAAGATGTAAAAAAATTTCAAGTCTTTAGAAGATATACAATAAATGAAGGGTTTGAACTCATAAAAGAATATGATTTTGATAATTCTTTTGTAAAATATGATGATGGAGAAAATCCTGATCCAAATGTTGTTGAAGTCTTAGATTCACCCAAAAACAGTTTTGTTGATCTTGAATATAAAAAACCAGAAAAAGTTATTTATACAGTTGCTTGCATAGATGCTCATGGATTTACTTCAAACTTTTCTGAACAATATGAAGTTTGGTTTGATCGTTTCAAAAACAAGTTACAAAAAAAACTTATCTCCAAACGTAATGCACCAAAACAGTATCCTAATATTTTTTTAAATGCAGACACCTTTGTTGATTCAATTAGAGATTCAAACTCGGAAAAAATAAAAATATATTTCATGCCAGAATTTTTGAAAGTAACTGATAAATTTGGTTCTGATTTAAATGTTTTGCAAACAAATAAAATGAATGGCAAATATGTTTTACAGGTTATCAATTTAGATTTACAACAAAGTGAAAACATACAGATTGAACTTAACGATAATAGAAAATAAAAATAATGTAGTTAAACATCTGAAAATGATGTTTGTAAAAGAAGAAAAGGTTAAATAAACATGGGTTGGTTAGAAAACACCACAACAGACGTTATCGTTGATTGCGTCCTGACAGATAAAGGGCGAGAAGCCATTGCAAGAAACGATGGCTCTTTTTCTATCGTTCAATTTGCTTGTTCAGATGATGAAGTAGATTATTCTATTATTCGCAAATTTGGTAGAACTGTAGGAAAAGAAAAAATAGAAAAAAACACAGGTGTTTTTGAAGCATTGACCAATCAAGGTTATGCACAAAAATACAGATTGATTTCTGTGTCAAATCAAAACTTGTTGAGATTGCCAAGTTTAACTTTGACAGGTGTTGGAGTTTCATCAACTTCATCAGTTATTAGTTTAGGTTCTACGATTACTCGCAGAGTAACTGTTACAGTTGAACAAGCGATTCAAGATGAATCATCAATTCAGGTGGAACTAAGAGATCAGTCATTTTTGATTGAAATGAATAATTTGTTTTTGCAAGTACCTGGAAGAACTCCAGAAAATATTGATTTCCAACAAAGAGCAACTTATTTGATTGATAAAGACTCGACTGAAACTGGTAAAGGTGGCAGCAGAGCCACCATTCCTTTAGAATCAAAATCAATCAGCGATTCTCAATTCCAAGTTTATGGTGCTCAAAACAACAAGAGCATGATTAGTACATTTATAAAAATTTCAGGACTTCAATCTGGCGCAGTGATTGAATATGAAGTTCAAATCACAAAAGGCGTATAAGAAATAAATCATGGCAGTTTTTAAATCATTATCAGACAACGATATCTCTACTGCGAAGTCTTTTACGACTCAGCTAATTGATATTATTCAAGAAGATATCTCAGGCTCTTCAACACGTAGAGCATATCAACAATTCATTACAGGTGGATCAGGACCAGGAATAACTTCTTCGCTTTGGCAAACTGTATATGATCAAGGATTTACATTGCAAACTGCTAATCCTTTGTTTGATATAACAGTTGGGTTGTCAGCTCAAAGTTCATTAGTAACACTAAATCAAACAGGTGTAGATGCAAATGGTAAACGTTTGTTCCCATCAAACACTGTTATGATGCGCGAAAAAATTGATAATTATCAACAGATGGCTCAAGTTTTATTGGGAAATTCGTCATCTGAATTCACAATTCAACAAACATCTGGTAGCGTTACGATTAGACAACCAATGTTTATTTCTTTCAAACGTCTATTCTCAAGAGATGGTATCAAAAGAGAAACTTTTGCAATGAAGTTTTATAGTGGTTCTTCTTCTACTGTGTTGAATCTTTCATCTAGCGCAACAACAGAAGGACAATTAATTCTTTCTGATATTAGTTCTTCAATTAATAAAACTGTTGGCTTCGGTGGAAATTATGGCACCATTGTTGATGCAAGTGACACATCTAATGCAGTTGGTGTTATGTATTATGATAGAGGTGTTGCAGTTCTTGATTTGTCAAGAATCACAGACCAATCACAAACATTGGTTGGTACAGTAAAAGCAATCAATCCAACAGGATATGTTACTTGGATTAGCGGCGATGGTAAAAATATAAATGACTTGTTGGTTTCTGGTTGTATAGATGACGTAGTAAACCATTTATGTTATACAAGATTTCAGTCTGGTACATTGACTGCAATGACATTCCAAAATCTTACAACTATCAATTCAACAATTATTCGTTGTTCTTTAGATTTAGATGAATTCAATTATTCATCCAATCCAACATTCAAAGACAGTAATAATAGAATAATTGTTATTGATGAAGGACAAGAGGAAACACAACAAACATTCACTTATGTTAGTGGAATTGGCCTTTACAATGCAAATGATGATTTGCTAGCAGTAGCTAAGGTTAGCAGACCAATCTTGAAAGACCCAACAAGAGCCTTACAAATTCTTCTAAGACTTGATGTATAAAGAATGGCCCACTTCGGTGGGCCTTCTACTTTAAGCATACACAATCAAGAAAAGCATTATTCTGTATTTAGAATTATGTCCATTTTCCCATTCAAAGAAGAGAATTTTGAATTTGTAACACTTCAAACTAATCCTCATCAAACTTTCAGTTCAGGATCAAATGGAAATGTTTCAGGATCAGTTTATGTTTTTCCTCGTCGATCAGAAACAGAAAAAGACAATAGTAGAATTCAATCTTTTGTCGATTCTTCTTTTTCTGAAGATGAAAATGAAGCTGTACTAAATGTTGCATTAGAAAAAATATTTTCTGGCAACACGAATGTTGGCGCAGAACTAAGTTCCTACATGGATTTCGTTCATCAAACAGCTATCAACAATAAAAAATTTACTACACAATCAATAAACAGATTTACTCCAAGTTACTCATACACAAAATACACCAATAGAAAATCAAACTTTTTAAATGTTTTATATCCAACATATAGACCAGTTTATACAAATTGCAGTTATGGATTTTCAAATTATAGTACAATAAATTTTTATACTGCTTCAACAGTTCCATCAGACTCAGTAATGTTATATCCAAACGTTGGATATAATACACACAATCAAAAAAACTTTGGCGGAGTTTATATACCGAACAATGGATTTTCATTTGATTTTTGGATAAATTGTAGATATACAACAGACTCAGATTCAAGTGAATTTAAAGCGGGAACATTGTTGCATATGTCTTCAAGCTATTGTGTTTCCGTTTTATCTGGATCATCCAAAGATGTTTTTGGTAAACCGGATAAATTCAAACTTATGTTACAGTTGAGTGGCAGTGCAAACATTACTCCAAGTACAGCAAACACAAGTTCTGCTTTTGTTTTTCAGTCTAATGATAATTGTTTGTCTAAGAACAACTGGCATCATGTAACAATTCGTTGGGGAACATCTAATGTAAACAATGGCACAGGATCATTTTTTGTTGACAACATTAATCAAGGCGATTTCGTTGTGTCAGCATCAACAATTATTCCATTGACATCGAGTTATTCAAACCCATCTGTTTTGTGTGTTGGAAATTATTACGAAGGAACAAACCAAGGTGCAAACATTCAATCAAGATTCTTTTCTCAAAACACTTCAATAAGAGAAGGATTGATTGAATTAGATTCTGATACAGTGGATGGTCCAACGGATTATTTTTTCAATCATCCTTTGAATGCTGAAGTTCATGAAGTTAAAATTTACAATAAGTTTTTGAATGATGATGAAATAGAATCACTGAATAGTGATGGTCCAACAAATTTAGAAAACATAATTTTTTATTTGCCACCCTACTATGTTCATCAAGGACCAAACAGACAAAACTACAATGGAAGTGGTGGAAAACTTATATCACCATTTTATACTGCGAATGGAATACAAACATTTCCTTTTTCAACAGAGTTTTCTTTCGCTCTAGGTGGCCATCTAATCAATCTTGAAAATTTTGTTATGGATGTTGCTAATGATCTTAGACCTCGATTATTGAACCTTACAGGTTCAGTAATCGACACTCCTACTGATTATCAAGACCCTACATCATTTATTTATCAAAACGGTCAATTCATAAAAAGAAACACAACTGTGTTGCCAAATGATAATGGTTTGTTTTATCCAAACTATAAATTGTTTGTTACAAAAAGTTATGATTCTGAATACTATGTGAACGATCTTGGAAACAAAGATTATTCTTTCGTTTCATTGAGAAACATGTTGGATGAAAACAGGTTGAAGCCTGGAATTTTGGATACTTCTGGAACAATCTTTCAAGGATTCGTTGGGGCTTATCCTGAAACTACTTCTGGTAGACTTGCTCGTCCATCTGATACACTATCAATTTATCAACGAACACGAGATAATACTTCCAACAACGTTTCGATTTTCAATATCTCAGATTTATACTATGGTACATCTGTTAAACCTAACAGTTTATACATTGAAGATTCTAGTATAACAGGAACAAGCGGAAAAATTTCTTTGTCTGTTAGAGATAATGGAAGAGGTACTGTTTATAGATCAGATGCTAACACTCCGCACGCTAAATGGGCTACTGTAGGCACTTCATTTTACAACGAGGGCGCTGTTGTTATTACAGCACCAACAATGTATCCGTTTGGCAAAGATCAGTTTTACGTTGAATTAGATGGCACGCAAAACGTTCATATTCAAAAACTAATAGCAAATGCTTTACCAGGAACTTTGTTGTCTTCTTCAAATCCTTCATATGATTCATCAATTATTGCGTCAGACTATGCAAATGATCAAGATTCAAAATTTGTATACATTTCAGATGTCTATTTCCACGACAACAATCTGAATGTTGTAGCTAAAGCTTCTTTAGCACAACCAATTGTAAAAAGAACAAATGACAAAATTTCTTTTAGAGTTAAGCTCTCATACTAAAAGTAATTAAATTTAGGAGATTCATCATGAAAAACAAAAAAACAAAAAGTAATATAAACAATGTTCAGGAATTTATTCAAGAACAACTTTTTATTCAAGATGAATTCTATTATTTTAGAAAACCAATAATTCAAGATGATGAATCAAATCGTGGAGTAATAATAATTGATTTTTCCCAAGAAACTGAAGAAAACTCTTAAACCTAAAAAGGTTTCTGTAAAACCAAAAAAACCAAAGAAAAGAAAAAAACATTATAAAACTGGTGTTTATATAAGTAAAAAATGTATAGAACCAGTTTTGTATCGTAGTGGTTGGGAATTGGTGTATGCAAAATATTTGGATGTTGAACCTACAGTTAAATCATTCAAGTATGAATCATTTTCCATTCCATATGTTGCCAATTTTTCTACAGGAAAAATAAGACATTATATACCAGATTTTTTGGTTGAATATAATGATGGAAAACAAGTATTAGTTGAAATAAAAAGAGATGATAAAGTAACAAATAGAAAAGTTCAAAAGAAATATGCTGCTGCAAAAGTTTGGTGTGGTTCAAGAAACATAGAGCATTTTATTCTTACATCTAAGGATATTGAACAAATAAAAAAGACCTATAACATTACAGACGAAAACGATACCTGATATGTCAATACAAAAATGTTATGTTGGTTTAGATATTTCTACAAGTGTAATTGGAGTAGCTGTTCTTGAAGAACTAACTAATAAAATAGTAGAATTGATTCCTGTTTGTTTAGATAAAGATGAAAGTGTTTGGGTTCGATCAGAACAAGCTGAACAAGTATTCAAAGAAATACAGAAAAAATATTGGATCACTTCTATTGCAGTTGAAGAACCATTGAAGATGTTTCAATCTGGAAAATCATCAGCACAAACACTAATCACTCTAGCAAATTTCAATGGCATTATTTCTCATGCTGCTAAAGTTGCATTTGGAATGACTCCAAAACTAATCAATGTAAATACCGCTCGTAAAACTTTGTCAATAAAGATTGATAAAAAAGACAAGACTAAATCTACAAAAGAAAAAGTTTTTGAACAAGTCAGCTCTAGAGTGAGTTATAATTGGCCAACAAAAATTCTTAAGAGTGGTCCAAACAAAGGGAAGCAAGTCATGGAAGATTTTGCTTACGATATTTGTGATGCCTATGTCGTTGCACGGGCATCCAAATCATTGCCATGACAGATAAAACTTCTTCAGGATTCGTTACTCAGGGTCAATTTATTGACTTTATTGAAAAAACTTTTGGGGAGGGTTATCTATCACGGGATAAACAAAACCTGTCTGTAGTTTGTCCTAAATGTAAAAAACTAAAAAACACTGAAAAGAAAAAACTGGCAATCCATACAACTTTTTATGGATATCATTGTTGGTCTTGTAAGATAAAAGGAAAAAACATTGGTAGTCTTATAAAAAGATATAAACCCTTTGCTTTCCCCTTTTTCCATGAAAAATTTGGTTCCTCTGTTAAATCAATAGAACAGATCAATGAATCAGATGAAATAGATGGAATTAATTTGAAACTTCCACTTGGGTTCATTTCTTTTGTAGATGCAATTAACATAAAACATGAATCATTGAAAAAGTTTTTGCCTTATATCAAAGAAAGAGGATTAACTTACAATAATTTGGTTTATTATAAGATGGGTTTCACTGACTTAGACAAAGACTTTAAAGATAAAATTATTATTCCTTCATTTGACCAAGAAGGAAAACTAAATTTTTTTACTAGTAGAATGATTCATGATAGAATGCCACAATACAAGTATTTGAACTGTAATGAAGACGTGGATAGTATCATATACAATGAATTGTATATAAATTGGGAAGAACCTGTTCTAGTTGTAGAAGGGCCATTTGACGCTATCAAGTGCCAATCACAAAACGTGTTGTGTTTATTAGGAAAACGTATTAACAAAGAATCTTATTTGTTTCATACGATTACAACTAAAAAGCCAAAAATAATTTTATGCCTCGACTCAGATGCTACAAACGAACAAGAGAAAATAGCAAAAACATTGTTTGAAAACAACATTGATGTCTCAGTTTTAGAACTTCCAAAAGGAATGAAAGACTTTGGTGACTTAAAAGAAACAAATGATTTTGAGCAAATTTTATCTAGTTGTTATCCTTGGTTTCCAAGCAATTATTTGGCACACAAAGTAGATTCTCTCAGTAATTTTATACGAAAAGATGAGAATAGCTCACATAGCAGACATTCACATTCGTTCAAAAGAACGGCATGATGAAATCAAAGAAGCAACAATCGAATTAGTAAAAGAAATCAAGAAACAAAAAATTGATTGGTTGTTTGTTGGTGGTGACATTTATCACACAAAAACAAATAATATAACACCTGAATTGGTTGATTTTTTATCCTGGTGGTTAAAAACCATTAGTGAGCATGTTAAGGTTCATATGATTCTTGGTAATCATGATGGGAACTTAACAAACCTTGAAAGACAAGATACAATCACTCCAATTGTTAATTCAATAAATTCTCCAAATATTTTTCTTTATAAAAAATCTGGTGTTTATCCGATTGATAATCAAACAAATTTATGTGTATTTTCTTTGTTTGATAAAGAGGGCTGGAGTAAAACTATTGGTGAACCTGGAAAAATAAATATTGGTGCTTTCCATGGAAGCGTTGCTAATTGCAAACTAGATAATGGTTGGACTCTCCCAGAAGACAAAGCAGAAATAAAGCAATCTTTCTTTGAAGAAAGAAAACTTGATTTTTGTTTATTGGGTGACATTCACTTAAGACAAAATATTGGATTTAGATTAGCAACAGGTGGCCAAATGAAACCATATGTAGCTTACCCAGGATCATTTAGACAAAACTCTTTTGGTGAGTCAACCGATAAAGGATTTTTGGTTTGGGATATTGAATCAAATAAAAAATGGAACATCACATACACTTCCATTCCAAATAGTTTTCCTTTCATTAATGTTGTTTGGAATACAGATATTAAAACAACAATTGAATCAATAACAGAAATAGATGTTTCTTCTCTTGAAAGATTAAGACTTAAGATCAAGTCAGATAAACTTATTTCTCAAACCGAGAAAGAACAAATACAAATTTATCTTTCCGAGAAGTTCAAAACTTTTGAACTTGTTTATGATGAAACTTTTTCAAAGAAAAACATTGATGTTTCTTTACAGTCTGGTGAAAAATTCACAACCAATCAAGTCAAATTTGACACAGACACAATTCTTAAGTTTTATTGTGAAGTAAATAAAAAACACAATAAACTAAAAGATGTTGTAGAAGAAGTATCTGAATCAGAGAAAAAATTTGTTCGAGAAAAAATAGAACAATATAAAATAAAAATTATTGACTTGTTAAAAGAACAAGTTCAAGAATCAGAAAGATGGTCTATCAAAACATTAGAATTTGATAATTTGTTCAAATATGGTTCTGATAATATTGTTGATTTTGAAAAACTTTTTGGAATTGTAGGATTGTTTGGGCCAAATGCTATTGGTAAAGCTCTTTCCTTGAAAACTGAAATTCCTACAACAAACGGATGGAAAACTATTGGTAGTATTAATGTAGGTGATAAAATTTTCACAGAAAAAGGCAAAGAAACAACAGTTGTAGCAAAAAGTCCTGTTTATAATAATAGAGTTTGTTATAAAGTAATTTTTTCTGATAATACAGAAGTAATAGCTGACGCGGAACATTTATGGACGGTGGAAGACCATTTCTCCAGGGCTGGTGGGTTTAATACAAATCAAACATTGACAACCAGACAGCTTGAAAAATCCTTAACATGGAGGAAGGCGCCTCATGTTGGTTATGAATGGTCAATAAACACATGTGATGCAGTGGATTATTCAGAAAATGAATTATCGATTCATCCCTATGTATTGGGTGCTTGGTTGGGAGACGGAACAAGTGAAAGTTCTGGTTTTACATCTGCCGATAATCAAATCATTGAAAATTTAAGAAGTTTTGGTGAAATAGTAACAAAACATAATTGTAAAGAGAAAAATACAGCCTATGCAATAAAAATGTTAGCACCTCGATTGCGTCAAATGGGTGTGTTAAATAATAAACATATTCCAGAAAATTATATGTTTTCTTCAATAAAATCTAGAAAATTGTTGTTAGCGGGTTTGCTGGACACCGATGGATACTGTAGCAAGGAAACAGGAGTTGTGGAATTTTCTAACACAAATAAGGTGTTGTCAGAACAAGTGTTAGAACTTATAAATAGTTTGGGGTATAAAGCAACTTTGCATGTTGGTGATGCAACTTTATATGGTAAATTCATATCAAAAAAATACAGAATTACTTTTACTACTTCTGACAAAGTTTTTCTTTTAGATAGAAAAAATAATAATATTAAAAATTTATCAAAAAATTCTTCTGTAAATAAAAGATTTATTATTTCGATTGTAAAAACAAAAAGAGAACCAGTGCAATGTTTGGTCGTTGATAATCCTACGCATCTATTTCTTGTTACTAGAAATTTTATTGCAACACATAACAGTTCAATTATTGGTGCCATAGCTTACACTTTATTTAATGATAGTGATAGAGGATCAGTAAAAAATTCATTTATTGTCAACAACAACAAAGACAGATGTAAATCGAAAATTGTCCTTGAAAAAGGCACTAAAGAGTATACTGTTGAAAGAGAAACAGTAAAGTTAATTCCAAAAAAACAAAAAAACAGTTCTTCTGCTAATTCGACAGATAAGTCTTTGACCAGAGTGAATTTCTCTGTTAGAGACCTACAAACAAACATTGTTACAAACCTGAATGGTGAAGAAAGAGAAGAAACAGACAAAGAAATAAGAAAAGTATTTGGAACGTTTGAAGATTTTTGTTTAACAACTCTTTCAAAACAAAAAGGATCATCCAAGTTTGTTGATTCAGGTTCAACAGAACGAAAACAAATATTGAATAAATTTCTTTCATTGGATGTATTTGAAAAATATCACAAACAAGCCAATGAAGAATTACAAACAATTGATCAACAATTAAAGCAATTTAACAATATTGAATTTGAAACAGAAAAAGAAAAAATTCAATCTAGGATAAATCAAATAACTTTTGAACTTGAAGAAGCACATAAAACAAAACAAGGGTATGAAACTCGTTTAATTGAGCTACAGGCTGAGTTGTTGAACTTGACAAACAATTCCTCATATGAACAAGAGAACGCCCTAAAATCGAATATAAACAAATCTAGTGGCTTGGTTAGACAACTAGAAGACAGACTAAATCTCTCTACAAAAAAACTGCAATCTTTGCAAGATTCTTTTAAAGAAAAACAGCAAAAAATAATGTTGTTTGAGCAAGTAAAACAAAAAATATCATTAGATGATTTAAAACAACAACTGGAATTACATAGAACTTTCGATAAAGAATTAAATGAATTAGTCTCAGAACACAAATATCAAAACAACAAACTTGAACAACAAGAAAAAACAGTCAAAAAACTTTCTGTTGTTCCTTGTGGAGATAGTTTTCCGACTTGTATGTTTATTCAAGACTCTCATAGAGATAAACATTTAATTGAAGATCAAAAAGAAAAAGTACAAAAAATAATCGAAAAGATTGAAATTCTCAAAAGGGAGCTTGATAAAATTGATCCTGGCAAGCTTCAAACACAAATTTCAAACTATGAATCTTCTCTAAAAAAAGAAGTGTTGTTGCAAGCGGAGATTCTTTCAAATAAAAAAGAAATAGATTCATTAAATGAATTGTTGCCTGTTGTTCAAGATTCTTACAATCAAGAACAATCAAACTTGAAAAATTTGATGGAAAAGTATAATTTATTGTTTGGTGAAGGCATCAATAAATCAATTGATGCAAAATTGTTTTTTGAATCAGAAATCAAAAAACAAAAAACTTTTATCCTTGATAAAGAAAAAGTTATTTCATTATTAAACAGAGAATCTTCTGAAATGTCTATTAGGTTGGAACAGAATGAAGCAAACAAAATTAAGTTTGATGAACTTAAAAAATTGTTTTATTTACAAGAAAAACTAACAAAATCATTTTCAAAAACAGGCATTCCCTCAGTTGTTTTGAAAACACAACTTCCAATAATCAATTTGGAGATAAGTAAAATAATTGATCCAAGATTTGGGTTTGAAATTGTATTAGAAAACAATGTTAGTAACAATGATATGGATGTTTATTTGGTTGATAAATCTTCTGCAAGAATCATTGAAACTTGTTCTGGTATGGAACAAACAGTTGCTTCACTTGCCATTAGAGTGGCATTGACAAACGTTTCTAGTTTGCCAAAATCTGACTTGTTTATTTGTGATGAAAGTCTTGATGGCGTTGACAATAAAAATAGAAGACTCTGCTTGATGTTGTTTTCAAAGCTGAAGGATTATTTCAAAACTATCTTATTGGTTTCTCACGTTGAAGAAATAAAAGAAATAGCTGATAAAATAATTGAAATACAAGAAATTCAACCAACTGGAGAAGCCTATGTCTGCGTCAACTGACAACAAAACTGTTTCTGTGATTACGAAAGAAGGAGTTTTGGTTGTGAAACAAACCAATTTTATATCTCCTTTATATTGTCCGTTGTGTGAAAGAATAATAAAAACTCAATTAGATGCTCAAGAATTTCAATCTTATCAATGTTGTTATTATTGTTCTCTCAAATGGGCTCAATCCAACAGTAAGAAATGGAATGAAGGTTGGCGACCTTCTCAGAAAGAAATAAAAGAAGAAGTAGATGTTCGTAAAGAAAGAAACTTAATAGTGTCTTATAAACCTATATTATTTAAGTAAAAGAATTGAGAAAACTCAACTATGATAGATTTAGAAGATATTAGCGCAATTTTTGAGGATGAAATTCCACCTTATCGTGGAGATTACAACTCAGACAACAGATCAATTAGAGATCATGAACGTTATCGAGTGTTAACTCAATTAACTGATAAAACCTTTGGCAGATCATCAACTATTGATTCACCAAAATATGCAGTGACTATGAAACAAGTTGCAGATGATAGATTGTTGGTAAAATATCATGCTATTGTAATGTTTCGTTGTGAAAGAACCAACTATCTTTTAGGCCGCGGCTATGGAATAGTTGATCGCTTTACTGTTTCAGATGTTGTAGAAGCTGAAAAAAAATACACTCATGAAGCTGTAATTCATGTTAAACACGAATTACAAGAACTTAACAAGCAGTTTAAGGCTGTTGTTGGGGAAGATAAAGATTTGAATTTTGAAATGGTTCACTACGATACTTCAATGCAAATAATGCCTACAGGAATCCACAACCCAAGAAAAACTTCACATTTTTATTTGACTGCTGTTATACACATCAAAGATACAGAAGAGTGAAACTTCTAAAAGTAATATCAATAAACAATTTATTGACATTTGAAGAAAATCAAACCATTAAAAAAATGAATTTTTTCAAAGATCATTTTCTAGTTGAAAATGATGAAATGCCTGGGATTGTAAAACCTTCTTATATTTGTCCTTTGTATATGAAAAAAAGAATTATGATTAAAAATTCTAAACGTATTAGAAAATCTCAATATTTCATAAAAGTCTAAAAAAACTTAAAATAAGTTTTAACAGTAATTAAGCTCAGAAATAAATTTTCTGAGCTTTTTTCATGAGTAACAGTACAAATTCACATTCACCTATTAAGACCGTTGATGAAGTAATCAAATGCGGTCGCGATGCAAATTATTTCATCAAAAACTATGTTTATATTCAACATCCTACTCGTGGTCCAATTCCATTCAAGACTTATGGATATCAAGATGAATGCGTTGAACAGTTTAAAGAACATAGATTAAACATTGTAGTAAAATCTAGACAGTTGGGGTTGACAACAGTTGTTGCGGCTTATTGTTTATGGTTGGCAATGTTCTATAAATCAAAAAACATTCTTGTTGTTGCTACCAAGTTAGCTACTGCACAGTTGTTCATTGATAAAGTAAAATTTGCTCATAAATCTTTACCATCATGGATGACAAGTCTTACAAAGGTTTCATCTGAAACAAAAACACAACTAAAATTTACAAATGGCTCTGTCCTTAAAGCTGTACCAACATCAGAAGATGTAGGTCGTGGTGAAGCTGTATCTGTAATTGTAATTGACGAGTGTGCCTTCATTAAAGATTTTGATGTCATTTATACGGCTATTCAACCAACTATTTCAACTGGTGGACGTGCTATCTTTATTTCTTCTCCTGCTGCCGCTGCTGGTCAATTTTATGACCTTTGGTGTGGCGCTCAAACAAAAGACAATGACTATAATCCTATTGAATTGAAATGGGATGTCATTCCAGAAAGAGATGAAAAATGGTTAAGAGAAACAAAAAGAAGCATGTCCGAAAGACAGTTTCTACAAGAATATTGTTGTAGTTTTTCTTCTTCTGGAGATACTTTTTTTGAAGGAGATTCATTGCAGTGGTTAGAAGTAGAAAGAAAAGAACCGCTCGAAAAACAAGGGGAAGATAGAAACTTTTGGATTTGGAAGTATCCTGAACCCTCACACAAATATATTATTTCAGCCGACGTATCCAGAGGCAATTCAGAAGACTATTCTGCTGCCTGTGTAATAGATGTTAATACTTTTGAAATGGTTGCTGAATACAAAGGCAAACTTCCTCCAGACAGATTTGGAGAAAAACTTTGTTTGTTTGGAAGAACATATAACAACGCATTGTTATGTCCTGAGAACAACAGCTATGGTGAAACTGCTCTGATGCGAATTAAGCAGTTGGGGTACCAAAATCTTTATTACGAGAGAGGAAAAGAAGTAATATCTTTTGGTGGATATTATGTTCCTCACAATGAAAAAGAACAAGCTGGTTATGCAACAACTGGAAAAACCAGAATGCCACTGTTGAACAAGCTAGAAGAATCTATAAGAAACCAAAGACTAAAAATTTATTCTTCAAGGTTTATGAATGAAGCCAAAACATTTATTTGGAACAATCAACGTCCTGAAGCAGCAAAAGGTAAGAATGATGATTTGATCATGGCCGCAGCCATTGGAGTACATATTGCTGGATACGCAGGAGAATATGGAGAAAAAATGAAATCTGTAACGAATCAAATGGCTAAAACATTTGAATTTGTAAATACTCCTGCTCCAAAACCAAATATAAATGGCTATGTGAACAGTTCGTCACAGTTTGGTGGACCACTAATTCACGAAGATTCACCCTTGAAACCTAAACAAGAGACGTTAGACTCTGCCAACCTAACTCCAACAGAAATGGCAAAAAAATATGGATGGCTGTTCTAGTCTAACCCTACTTGACTTCTTGATGCTATGGGTTATGCTTGCGTTTGCATTCACGATCTCAGACTTGCATCATAAAAACAAAAATCACAAGTAAAATATAAGGTCAAGTACACATGGTAACACAAAACAAAAAATCATCTACAGAATCGCTTGTTGAACTTTATGAAGAGCATCTAAAAAATCCTCGTAAAACACCTATGACGCCGCATGTTTTTGCAGGCGGCATTCTGGCGGGTAAAATTGTAAGAGATGAATTTTATAAAGAACAAGTAGAACTTGGTTTTGGTTTTCACCATGAAACGAATTCACTTCTTGAATTAATTGAAGATGAAACACTTCTGAAAGAAGTAGCATTGCGTTATTTTGAAGATAACAATTTGAAATATCCTACGCTTATTGAAGCAACATTTTTTCGTCAATCAAATGAAAACAAGGGAATTGTTGGCATGGTACTCCATCCTGAACAACTCAAAGAAGGAATTGAACCAATTCCATTAGAAACAGAATGGTATGATTCAGTTACCAACAAAACATACAGAGTAAAGTCAAAAAACATTAGGTTTCGATGAAACCTGAAACAGTTATTCCTGTTGTTGTAGAACACAGTGCCGAACTAAAAGCATTACATAGAAAAGCAAGAGTTCATTATAAAATATATTCCGAATCTAAAAAAGTAGAAGATGGAATAACGTGGATGACGTTTGTGATTCAGTATAGTGAACTCTTAAAAAAAGAGACCAACCAAATTTTAGTTGGTCCTAAGCTTTGGGATGTTTGTAAATAAATTATCCAATACCAGGATAACTGTATACAAAATTTGTGTTGTCAGCAGGAGTAGAACTTGTTAATACAGGGAAGCTGGCAGAATTAATAGTAGTCAAACCAGCAATAAGTTCAAAACTGATTGTTGTTCCTGATCCTACACGAAAATATAATTCTCTTACTCTGAGATCAATTGATAATGGTGTGGTGTTTGTTATGCCATAATAATTTGATCCTGAGACACCGTTTGCAGTAAATCCTACTCGTAAGGTACTGGAAGCAGTATTGTTTTTAATTGAAATATAATTTGTAACAAATGGAAATTGTACAACCACAGTTCCATTTCCTGTAGCAATGCTGCTTGCTGTAACGAAAGGCAACCCAGCCATTTGGTATTGGCCAACATCATTAACACTGTTTTGATTTCTGTATGTCATATATTCTTTCTATAGTTAGTTCCAAAGTATTCTTATGGAACCATATTATACAGATCAATTAGTACAACATGCAATAGAAAAAGTATTGCAGAGCGCATCAGAAATCTTCGGTATATATTCAGAATATAAAGAGTTGCCTGTATTGCTGGCAATGATACAAGCCAGTGCTACAATTCATCAAACTTATCATTGGACTGAATATGGTGAGGATTTTTATTCTAAACATCTTTTGTTTGAGAGATTATACAACAATTCTTTTGAAGGAATTGATCCTTTGGCAGAACGTATTGTTGGACTAACAACCAAAGGAAATATGTTGCGTCCAGAAAAATTATTGAAATTACAATATATGGTTGTTGAAATGGTTGAACAACTAGATAACGTTGGTGGCACAGAGAGAAGTTATGCAATTGAAATGATTGTTTTAGCAATGATTAAAAAAATTGTCAGTCTGTATGAAAATCAAGACAGACTGACGGATGGTTTAAGTAATTTATTGGATGAGTTGGCCAGTAAACACGAAGAAAATGTTTACTTGTTAGATCGTACTAGAATTAAGACAATGGTTTCAAATGTTCTCGTCAAATACGATACACTCACAAGTCAACATTAATCCCACAACTGAATTAGAGTATTCTAATGCTGATCTTGTAACTTTTACAGGATCAAGAACTCCTTCTTGAATTAAATCTGTAAATTTATGTGTTGCGGCATTATATCCGAAAGTTGTACTAGACTTTTGGGTTAGAAGTTTTTCTGCAACCACTTCAAAATTCTTTCCCGTGTTTTCTACGATTTGTTTGAAAGGAGCCAAACAAGTTTTTTTGATAATTGATACTCCAACCCGTTCATCTTCTGAACATGTAGACACATCAAATTCCGCTTCTAGGGCCATGGCAGCGTTATATAATGCCATTCCTCCACCCGGAACAATTCCTTCTTTAACAGCAGCTTGAGTAGCGTTTAGGGCATCTTCTACTCTATCTTTGCGTTCCAACATTTCAACTTCTGTAGAACCGCCTACTTTCACAACAGCTACTCCACCAGAAAGTTTTGCTATTCTTGTTTTTAGTCTTTGTTTTTGAAGATCATCTAATGATAAGGTATCATCCAATAGCCTTGTACGAAGTTCTTTGAGACGTTCTTCAATAACAGTTTTATCTGATTGATTTGCTACAAATGTTGTTGATTGTTTTGTAACAACAATTTTTTTACACAAAGAACCAAAAACAGTTGAAGTAGATTGATTTACCAAATCACCAGAAGCAGCATGAACAACAGAAGCACCTGAAAGTATTGCTATGTCGCTTAGTATTTCTTCACGATAGTCTCCATAACTTGGAGCTTTTATTGCGCAAACACTTATTACTTTATTGATTTTGTTTACAACAAGAGTATGAAGGGCTTCGCCTTCAATGTCATCAGCAATTATCAACAATGGTTTTCTTTGTTTGTGGGCTGTTTCTAACACAGGCAACAATTCTTTAACTGTTGAAATTTTTCTTGTTGTTAGTAACACTAATGGATTTTCTAGCTCACAGTTTTGTTTTTCTGAGTTAGTAACAAAAAATGGTGAAATAAATCCAGATTCAATTTGCATTCCTTCTGCCACTTCCAAAGTAGTTTGAAAACTTTTAGCTTGTTCAATGGTAACAACACCATCTTCGCCAACCTTTTCAATTGCTTCTGCAAGTAATGTACCAATTGTAGTATCACCATTAGCAGAAATGGTTCCAACATGCTCAATTTGTTTACGTTCTTTTACAGGAACACAATTGTTTTTGAGATGTCCAACAACAAATTCTGTTGCTTTATCCATTCCTTGTTTTAAAGCGACAGGAGATGCGCCTGATCCAAGTGCTTTTATGCCTGAAGAAAGCATTTCATACGCAAGAACTGTTGCGGTTGTTGTATTGTGTGTTGTAAGATAATCATCAGTTATATATAAATGATCATCATTGCTGACTTTGATACATTGCATTTCAGTTTGCTTTTTTAAAATTTCAATTTTTGAAATTTTGATACCATGTTTATAGCCTTTTAATTGAATTACTCTATAAATTGGCCTGTTGGAATAGGAACCGTTACCTGGTTTTCGCTCCAATTTTTGTTGATATGTTTGAATTCCTAGGCTTCTACATAATTCAATAAAATCTAAAAAAAGTTGCTTGTTTACTGTACTGTATTCAAACAATCCTCTAGTGTTTATATGACCATCAGTGTCTAGTAAACCTTGTAAAAGTTTTTTTCTGTTTTTAATTGAAGAAAACAAATAAGATTTTGGTATAAATTTAGTATAACTGTTGGTTCCCAACAAACCCAATTCAATCAATGAATTATTAAGTAAGACAGATTTATTGAACGTTATTTTGAAAGAATTTTTTTTCTTATACAAAGTTTTTGAAAAATTACAATCATTTGGTAATTTTAATTTTTCTATGATATGTTCTTTTTTATATCCAAGTGAAATTTCTATGTCAGATTTTTCACTCAAACTTCCATCACCAAGCAATACACCTACAAAATAGGGATCAAGTGGTAAATGATTATCGTTATTAAATTCGACAACAGAGATAGGTATAAAATATTTGTATGAACTTTCACCTATTTTAGATTTTTTTGTATAATCTTTCATTAAATCGGCTGTCGATAATATTTTTTCTTTTCCATTTTTTGTTGTGATTTTCCATAAATGATCTTCACAACACTCAACAGTTCTATTATCGTAAGTTGTTATTTGAACAATTTGCTTTAATCCTTTTGGATATATTTCTAATACTTTTTGTTTAGTACCATTTGTTCCACAAATTTCATCTCCAATTTTTAATTCACCCATAGTAGTCCAACCATGAGGTGTTAGCACTTTTGAATATAAAGGTTGTGGACCATCGCCACTTGTTTCATTCGTCTTAGAAGAAACTTCTTTTATTAGTTCTGCTCCTATCCTCTCCAGAGGATTTTTCAAAGAAACTGCTTTTGCTACCGTTACACCATCTTTTGTAATAACTGGTTTTTCACCAGTTCTTTGAATGATAACATTCTTTCCTGATGGTCCCATTGTTATTTTAACAGCATCG